TAACTGCCTTTCCACCGATGATGGCGTTCGTCCCTTTGATGGAAATAAATCCATTCGGAACTGCCGCTTGAGACATTAGGCTCTCGCCAACTCCAACTGGCAAAGTGGTGGATATAGTCACAGCTTCCGTCTGGACATTCACCGAGCTTTGAGCGCGAACAGCTTGAGAAGTTATTCCCGCTAGAATAGCGAGGCCGATAGTAATTAGAGTTTTTTTCATGGTTTTATTGGATGCGGATGTATGCGCCAGACGTGCTTTGCGCCTGATACGCGATTGTTTGCCCTGCGGTTAAAGCGACTACTGCTGTGTCAGCAAAAGAGCCGCCTGTCACGCTCAAGGTAGTCACGATTGACTTGGTGTGAATGCGATAAATCTGGCCTACCAGCGTGCCGGTGGAAGGCAGGGCAATGGTAATACTGGCGATGGTTGAGCCACTGGAAAGATAAACAGTCTCATTCCAGTATGACGTGGAAGCCGTCACTGTCCCGCTGGTCGCCGCCGAGGTCGTTAAGTGTGGCGCAAGGTCTTTGCCTGCCTCGTTGACAGAGCCAGCTACATAGATATTTGAAGCATTCGTGTAGTAGCCTGATTGCGTCATAGTTCCGGTAATGTCTACTTTAGCTTGTGGTGCGTTGTTTCCAACGCCTATGCTGCCTTGAACTATGAGGCCGTTATCGGGCATCTGGAATGTTCCAGACGTATAGCTTTCACCAATAGCCATGCCTGACGTGTATGAGCCGTTTATTTTGCCGCCACCTGTATCGCCGTTAGAACCGATAGCAACCATTGGGCGGAGTGCAGCACTTCCAGAGCCACCAGAGCATACAGAAAAAATTGACTGACCAGTATAGCCAAGACGGTCGCCAAACGTCCACTGCGCGGCTGCGGGCTCTCCCGAAATGCCAAAAGTATAAAAACCTAAAGAGCAAACACCACCACCACTATTGCTCCTGAGCCTTAAGGAAGGAGAGCCGCCGTTAATGTAAAAGTTATTAGTGCCAGACTGGAAAATAATGTCGCCAGAGCTATTACCTATGCTGCCGTTTACATCGAGCTTGTAGATGGGGTTATTTAAACCAACTCCTACATTTCCATAAAAGGTCGCATAGCCGGAATCAGCGTCCATAGAGATTGTTTGATAGCCTGCTTGTGCGTTCATCATCAACCCATTGTTCGGCGAACCTTCGTCGTCTATGTTGCCGATGGCGACGCTGCCGGCGCTGCCATCGCCATAGTCGTGACTTGCTATCTCCAACGTTGCCGAATCGCTATAAAACTGTTGCGCAGTCATGTAATTATTCCAATAAACGCCGCTGTAGCCGGGCTCGCCGCCGGTGGAGCAGAGGACAGCTCCTTGAATTCCAGTAGATTGACTTCCATCATAAAGTCCGGCAGGGACATAAAGATTGCTGGCTGTTACGTTAGTGCCGCTCGCGTTGTTGATGTTGGTGGCCGTCCCGATATTATTCATTGAATATTGTACATTCAAAAAATTCGTATTGATCTTCTGAAATGCAACTCGAAGAGGATCACCGGTGTGATCATTGGCATTCGTTCCAACATTGACAAGATTGATATTCTGAGCATGACTACAGAACATCAACAAAAACATGGCAATGAATGATAGTAGTATTTTTTTCATTTCTAATCTTATTTATCTATTTCATGTCCGCCGTGACGTCTATGGAATCTGCCGTCACACTGGTATTGCTCGCATCCGCATTGGTGACACCTGGCGGAACGAATCCCTCATTGAATCCAAAGGTATCAATTGATGTTATGATGACGTAGCTGTTTGGAGTATCTTGCATCGATGATACTCCGGTATGAACATATTCTCCAGCCGTGACGGAAGTGTCAAGCTTAGGAATCAGACCGACCTCGACGAAGCGAATCATACCCTTAGATGACTGAGGACCACCAAAGCGTACGCGAATCGTGAAGTCGAGTGAGTACACGATCACACGGCGACGATCGATCGCTCCATCATAGTCATCCGTCATATTCACGGAATTCAGAATGATCGGAACATCCGTGATCGATCCAGGATACTCCATATCCTTGACGCGAACCGTATACTCTGGTTGAAACTCCGGAAGGATCTGCTCAACGATCTGTAACACGTCGTCCTGATTACGTCCATACACATTGAGCTGCATTCCCAGAAGATATGGAACTGACTGCCAGGTTGAGCTGTAGTTATTGGTATCTCCTGCAATCGGTTGTAGACTGCGATTCAGACGATTGAGCTTGATCTCGGGATCGTACTGAATCGACGTGATCTCGAAAGACATGCGTGGAACCTTGACGGCCACCTTGTCGGTCGCCAGATCCGGTTGCTGAGTGATGCGATCCAGGAACTTCTGCTTAGGACCATATGAGATTGGACAACGCTCGACGTTCGATACCACTCCATTCTCGGCAACACGTCCGACCGTGATCGAGTTGAAGAGCGAACCAAAGATAGTCACGATCTTCTTGATCGTTGCGTTGTAATGGTAGGTCTGAGTAAGCATGATCAGGAGTCGTTCGATTCCCCAAAGGGATTTACTTCCGTGAAGTCAATGATGGAGTTGGCACGTGTCTCGAGTGCGTTGTTCTGAATCGAGATGTCTCCATCATTCAGAGCCTCATCTCCATCCGTCAAAGTCACGACGTGTGTGATCGTCGCCACGGCACCGGTGATCATACCGGTAGCGATCACTCCGGATGCCAGGGGATGAATGGTTGAATCCATGAATCGCAGCGCCGAGAAAGTGATCGTCGTCGTCGAATTGGAGTTCAATGGATCAGACAATTGAATGTTCGTTACCTTGGCCGTGCCAATAGCACCGGAGGCGTAGGCTAGAGTGATCGGCTCTTCGATGTTGAACTTGACCGTCTGATTCGAATACGTTACAACGGCACGGTATGAGGAGTCCAGGGACTTCTCGGCCTGCAGGGCATCTACTTGATCGATTCCGGTGTTCATGTCTTCTCCGCGGTATTCGAAGAGTTCCAGAGTCATTCGATATACCGGCAGATTGTTGAGCTGATGAAAGGGAGTTTCCAGATCCACATACTTAATCTCGAAGAGACCCTTGATCCCTGGAATGTAGATCAGATCGCCTTCGGACGGGCGATAGTTGTTGTAGCCCGAATTCCAAGTTCCGACCGTACTATTCCAGCGTCGACGCGAAACGATGACCTTGAGCTGATTGCGAAGCTCGAGGCCAAACTTAGACATGAGCACTCCGTCGCCTTCATATCCCTCAACCGTCTCAATGTACATCTCGATCTCATAGGCGGAATTGAACTGAGTCTCCGTATCTTCATTCAGAACCTTATCCTGAGACACAATCGTGCGAGGCAGATAGAACATATCAAATCCATACACCTTTATGGATTCGATGATCAGATCTTCATACAGATTCTTTTCACTCTGTACATTTTGACCGAAGTAGACGCTACGTGCCATGATTCTATTTATGGAGAGATCTCAATGACGTATATCATGTAGATTACCCTACATAGACGTCTTCAGCCTACGTACATGTCGACGGGGGCTTCCCACACACTGCGTACCTCAGCCTCGAGCTCCTTGATCTCTTCCTTGGCCTGAGACATGATTTCCGCGCCGTCGATCTGAACTCCACCCGGAAGAGTCATGTTCTTGAACTTCGAAAGGTTCTGTGCCCATTGAAGCTTGATCAATGCCGTGGCATACCTCTTCAGGTACTGATCATTGTACACGGTCGGATAATCATCTGGATTCAAAGTCTGATAGCACTCGACGACGATCCAGGTTCCTACCGGAATTCGTTGATCCCAGTCGGTCTCGATATGAAGCTTCTGCTCATGACGCGAGAAGATGATTCCTTGATCCATGCCATTGAGTACCATGTCGATCAGCGACATATACTGACGCGTCATCTCATAGTTGATCAGATTGCCCGGTCGACGAAGATCATATAGATCATTCAGATGAAGCTGATAGTCAACCGAGAAGATGCCCTGAGTCGAGTTGGCCACGCCTATGGGAAGAACGCGAAGCACATAGATCAGCTGTTCAGGAAGTGGAATGTACTGATTGTTGAAATCAGTTTGTGTGACCTGATACTTGTAGAAGTTACGAACGACTCCATCCGTATGATAGTTTTGATACAGCTGTATGGCTTCGTCGATGCGATCGTCGATCTGATCATCATCGACGTTGATCTCGAGTACCGGTGCGCCGAGGCGACGTAGGCAGTAGTCAATCAGTCCCTGACGTGAGGATGGTTTGGCCATAAGCTTTATTTATTCGCCATTCAATGTCAAGCGCGGAGAGAGCCGCAGATCGCGCGGAGACGCGTAGTCTTCATAGGGCAGACGAGCCAGAGGTTGCTTACGATGGCCGACGTTTAGCCGAATTCCTTTCAAAACGAACATCGAGCAGAAGCAGCGATTACCTTTCAGAGGAGGCCAATTTAAGGCATATCGAAATAGATCACGAATCGAGTAGGCTTCTGGATGTGCAATCTGCTCGTCGAGCCAGGATTCCAGACGCTTGGACTCCTGAGCCGTGAGGCCATCAATCGTGTAGATCTCAACCTGCTCGAGCTCTCCTGGCTTGAAGTCACGTTCACGCACATGTGGATAGAAGTTCTCGACGATGCGCCCATTCGAACGTACGAAGGCCGCGTGCGTACCGGTTCCATGTGTAAGGAATCGAATGGCACGACCCATGATGTCATGATTGCTGATCCAGATCGCGACTCTGACTTGATTCTTCATGGAATCTATTTATATGGAAAAGAAAAGGGGCTTCTCCTTTCGAAGAAGCCCCTGATGATCGATGTGATTAAGGATTAAAATCCGTGAGACCAGCCAAAGAATACGTGATAGCGCTTACCCGAGTAGTCGCCGGCATTGTTCCATTGACCATAGCAGATACCTGTATTCAGCTTTCCACCCCAGAAGTTGCCGTACTGAATGTAACCACCAACGTCTTCGATCGTCGAGACCGTGGTCGATGAGCCGGAGCAGGGAGTACCGATGCCACCCAGAGCGAACGGAACCACCGTGATTTGATTGAGCGTAGGCTTCAGACCGGCCAACGGTCCAAGAAGGAATGAATCCACCTTGGAGCCGACGTTGATCGGATATCGAATGGTAACGTTACCAGACACGAGTGAGAACTGACCAAGGTAGTCGACGCCTAGGCCACCAGCACAGTACTGATTGAAGTTATACACGGCCAACACACCACCGCCAGTAGTATGTCCGGCTTTGAGATGAGGTGCGTAAGTCAGATAGGGTTCAATGGCATAGTTTGTAGCCGTAAGAAGACCACCGGACTGAGCCTGTGCGTACAACTTGTTGGCCGCATCGCCAAGATTGAGTGTGCCAAGTAGATTCGAGACCGTCGTCGACTGCGCTTGAGCCGAGACGGACGCGATGATTGCTAGAGTGATCGTGAGGAATAATGCTTTGATGTTTTTCATGTTGGTGTTGTTAATGTTGAGGTAACGGTTTAATTTATCATCGTGACGAGCCAAAGTAAATCACTTATTTTCGACGACTGGTGTTTTAGGTTTTGAATCACCGATGATTGCGGACTTGAAGATGCCCCAGAGGGCGCCCTCATGTTTATACCAAGTCCAGGCGGCCAGAACGTTGTTCCAGTTGGCATGAGTTACCCAGCCGGCAATCACCACAAGCAAAGCATGGATTGCCGTGAGGCCGTGCCAAGTGGATTGAGAGACGAGGCCTGAGGCCTGAAGCTGTTGAACTATCTGAATGAGGTTCGTGTCGTTCATAGATTATTTAAGACGAATGTTGACCACAAAGCCGTCGCGAATTTTAGCCACGCTTAAATCCGCAAGGTTTGTGGATGTGATTGGCACATTGGCCGAAATACCGGACGCCTGAATCATTTGAATGATTCCATCCAATTGAGCCGCAGTGAGTTTCAACGGAGCGATTCGAACCGTCGTGATCGTATTGGTCACGAACACCAGACCAGTCGAGGGAGTGGAGTTGGTGTTGTTATCCTGGGATAGAGCAGAGCTCAGAGTGACCAGGCCGATAGCAGCGATGAGGATTAGTTTCTTCATGGTGGTTTATTTATTATGAGTTGGAGTTAGAAGCAAAGTTAATAAGACCACAAAACGGTGTTGGTCATATATCCAACTAAGGCAGTGCAGTTGAATGTTGCATTTGGCGAAAGTGGAACAGAAAATGGTATATTCACAGCAGCACTTGCCGCCACAGCTATTGGAAGTCGATATCCAATCCCACCGTTAGTGTAATTGATAATCAATGATGCGCTAGCTCCAGTTTGCACAAATGAACCAATCAACAATGCTTTTTTGCCAGTAAGATTGGTATAAAGAGTTCCTGCGACATAGGCATTAGTAGGATTGCTCGTGGTTGCAAAATTAGTGCTTACACCCGTGATATTTGTAAGTCCAACACCATTGCCATAATACGTCGTATTTGTAATTAGATTGAAATGTGCAGTGCCGTTTACATCCAACATGTAAGCTGGAGTAATGGTACCAATGCCAATCTTGCCAGTCTTATCCAATGTCAATGAACCTGTAAGACCGCCAGAGAAATCTTTGGCAGAACTATATCCCGCTTGATCGATTGAAGGCATTTGAGAGAAGCGAAAGTTACCATTGTCATCTGTGCCTAGGTAGTATCCATAATCAGAGGTGTTTGCTTGGTCCCAAGCAGCGAGTACCAATGACGCAGCATTTCCAACTCCTGCTGTTGCATCAATGAACACATTTGCTGCCGAGGTTGTGGCCGGTGCCATCCACATAATACCAGGTAGGCGTAACCGTTTAAACGGTGGAACACAAGGTAACTAGCAGTTTTAGGAAGAAACATCGCATCATCAACCATCGAAAGTCAAATGCGGCTAATTGGTATTCACATTCGGCGGACGCGGACGAATTGTGCCAAAACCGTTGGGGCGATTGGTGCACGGGGTGAAAGCGCGGGAAATAATGTTGGTGGCGATGACTTCGCCGTTTAGGTCGTAAAACGCATCTTCGCTGGCAACGTAAATCTCTAGCCGGTGCGTGGCGGCATTAAAAAATACTGCCGCGCCAGTCTGCTTGTTGGTC